AAAAAAGCACAAGAGTTAGGCGTAAAACTAAATAGAGGTGATGATCAAAAATTAGAGAACAAAGACAACCAAATTATATTAAGTGGTACGGCGTATTATGACTTTAATCATTTTGCTACATATTGGAAGAGATGGAAGTCTATAATTAAAAGTCAGGGAGAGCCAGCAAAACTGAGAGATATTTTTGGCGGCGAAGACGCTCCAGAAAACTTTGACTGGACGGAATATTCTATTATGAGGATTCCATATGAACTTTTACCAGAGGGCTTTATGGACGCCGCACAGGTTGCTAGATCGAAAGCGACTGTTCATGCTGGTATCTATCAGATGGAGTTTGGAGCAGTGTTCACGCGCGACTCAGAGGGGTTTTTCAAGAGATCTCTTATAGAATCTTGCGTAGCAAACGATAAAGAGCCAATAAAAAATTCTAAAGGTGAAGATATAATTTTTGAAGCTAAGTTAATGGGCGACCCTAATAAAAAATATATTTTTGGTGTTGACCCGGCTTCTGAGGTTGATAATTTTAGCATAATTGTATTAGAAGTAAATGAAGACCACAGAAGGATTGCTCACTGTTGGACAACAAATAGATCAGAACATAAAGAAAAAGTCAAAAGAGGTTATTCAACAGAAACAGATTTTTATGCATACTGTGCTAGAAAAATTAGAGATTTAATGAAATTGTTCCCCTGTATACATATAGCTATGGATGCTCAAGGTGGTGGCATTGCTGTTATGGAATCTTTACACGATAAAGATAAACTACAGCCCGGAGAAATTGAAATATGGCCTGTAATAGATGAGGATAAACCTAAAGACACAGACGATCAGCGCGGTCTACATATTCTAGAAATGTGCCAATTTGCTAAATACGATTGGCTCGCAGAGGCGAATCACGGACTAAGGAAAGACTTAGAGGACAAGGTTATTCTATTCCCTATGTTCGACTCTGTTACTTTGGGTATGTCTAATGTAGAAGATGGAATGAAGGGTAGAATGTATGACACATTGGAAGAGTGTGTTATGGATATAGAAGAACTCAAAGATGAATTATCTATGATTCAGATGACCCAAACTGCAAATGGTAGAGATAGATGGGACACTCCAGAAGTTGTTGTTGCGGCTGGAAAGAAGAGCAAAATGAGAAAGGATAGGTATTCGTCTCTTATTATGGCGAATATGGCAGCAAGAACGCTTGCAAGGATGCTTACGCCAGAAGAATACACTTTCTTTGGCGGGTTTGCGTCAACAATGCCAAAAGACTCTAAAGAAAAAAATAATGAAAAAATGTTTACAGGGCCAAATTGGTTCACTGAAAATATGAAGGATATTTATTAATCTGTGTATAATATGATACCAATCTAATTGAATCCAATTACATATAAGGGTCTAAAATGCACAAAGATAAATCTCTCATTACTTGGAACGATTCTGACGCTTCAAGTAGAGCTACTGCCTTCCAACAATTCTCAGAGGCTGGCGAAAGCTATGCCGGTGTCTCGAAGGCGAATCACTACAGAGATTTCAAGGACATCGAACCAAACAGAAGTGTTCGTCCCGGCTTCAGAACATCTGACTACTATGCTTTTCGCCCGGAAGAGCGTGTTCCGCATAGACAAAAGCGCGCGATTAAGATGTGCATGGATGCGTATGAAAAAGTTGGTATAATCAGAAACGTTATTGACTTAATGGGCGATTTCGGTTGTCAGGGTATTAACATTGTTCACGAGAATAAGAGCGTGGAAAAATTCTACCGACAGTGGTTTAAAAAGGTTAACGGAAAGGAGAGGTCTGAGAGATTTCTCAACCTGTTGTACAGAGCTGGTCAAGTTCCTGTGTATCGCAGTTATGCTAACATAACTCCAGAGGTAACTAAATATATTAAGTCTATGGCACAAGATATCGTCGTAGAAGTTCCTCAATTTGAGAAGAATCAAATTCCTTGGAGGTATAATTTCTTTAATCCAATCTCTCTTGAGATAAAAGATAGTAATATTAACTTATTTTTAGGCACTAGAAAGTTTGAGCTATCTCCTACAAGTTTCTTGGATAACTTCAAAGATGGCGCTATTCCGGCACACCTTCTAGACACTCTTCCTCCAGAGGTTAAGAAAAGAATTAAAGATGGTGACAAGAAAATAGAACTTGATCCAGAAAGATTGTCCATGTTCTACTACAAAAAGGATGATTGGTCTAACTGGGCAAACCCTTTAATTTATGCTATTCTTGACGATGTAATCATGCTTGAGAAAATGAGACTTGCCGACCTATCTGCTCTAGACGGCGCTATTTCTAATATTAGATTGTGGACTCTTGGTAATTTAGACCATAAAATTCTACCAAATAAAGCAGCGATTAATAAACTTAGAGATATATTGTCTAGCAATGTTGGTGGCGGCACTATGGAGTTAGTTTGGGGTCCAGAACTATCTTATACTGAATCAAATAGTCAGGTTTATAAATTTTTAGGTTCTGAAAAATATAACTCTGTCCTTAGTAGTATATATGCAGGTCTTGGAGTTCCTCCGACCCTAACAGGGCAATCTGGAAATGGTGGGGGTTTTACAAATAACTTCATCTCATTAAAAACACTTGTAGAAAGATTACAGTACGGTAGAGACCAGTTAACCGCCTTCTGGGAGAAAGAGTGTGAGATTGTCAGGAAGGCAATGGGTTTTAGGAAGTCGCCTTATATCATGTACGATCAGATGAGCCTATCTGACGAGGCATCTGAAAAGAATCTACTAATCCAGTTGGCAGACAGAGATATAATTTCCCATGAAACAATCCTTGAGAGATTTAAAGAGGTTCCTTCTGTTGAAAAAATGAGACTAAAGAGAGAAGATAAAGATAGAAGCAAAGAGAATATACCGGAGAAGGCAAGTCCTTTCCATAACCCAAACAAGCAGTTTGAGATGGAAAAAATGGAAAAGCAGGGGGAGATCAATGAAAAGGTTGCTCAAAATAAAGAAAAACAAAAGCCCGTCAATCCTAATGGTAGACCTGTAAACAAAATAGACCAAGGACCGAGAAAACAGAGGACTGAGACTCCTAAATCTAAACCCGGAGTAGCAGAGCTAATCACTTGGGCGAATGAGTCATTTGATAAAATTTCTGATGCTACCACTAGCGCTTATCTGGCAGTTGCCGAAAAAAAGAACATGAGAGGTTTAAGCAAGGTTCAGTGCGCAGAACTAGAAGAACTCAAACTTCACGTCTTATCTAATATCGAGCCAATGTCTGAAGTTACTAACGAGAAAATAAGAGACATTGTTGGTTCGACCAAAAAGATGCCTAAATCATTCTCAAAAATGCTAAAAGACTCTAATATTGACCTTATGAATTTAACTACTGAAAATTTCAGAAGACATGCTATTTCCTGCTACATAGAGTGTGTTTTGGGTTGTTAATTCGGTTTTTTATAAAAAAAATATTTTTTTGTGTATATTTAATGTAGAGGTGATACATGAGCATAAAAATATATCAAAACGAGATAAATGACGGCATTGGCGAACTCATTAAGAGTACCGCTAGTGTTGCGTATTGCTCCGAAGCAACGGTTCAGAAGGATATTCCTGAAGAAGTAGTCCTGAAGGCAATCGCTGAAAATAAAGACCAAATAGACCTATATTACTTAGAGTCTGTTTTAGTTTCTTGTGGATGGAATAAGAACGATGACGTATTTATGCCAGAGTCAACTTGGGCAGCAAGAAATACGCCAGAAGATAAACAATTTAATTTCATGCACGATGAAAATGACATTATTGGGCATATTACCGGTAGTTACGTTCTAACGAAAGATGGTAAAGCGGTATCCAACGATTCAGATATGCCTGAAGATTTTGATATCATCACTCAAGCTGTTCTTTATAATAGCTGGACTGGTGAAGAAAATCGCGAAAGGATGGAAAAAATAATCTCTGAGATAGAGGAAGGTAAATGGTACGTTTCTATGGAATGTCTATTTGCTGGATTCGACTATGCATTGTCTAATGACGATGGTGTGAAAAAGGTTTTGGCGAGAGGTGAAGAGTCTTCATTTTTAACTAAACACCTTAGAGCATACGGTGGCACTGGAGAATATCAAGGATATAAAATCGGTAGGGCATTAAAAAATATTTCATTTTCTGGAAAAGGTTTGGTTTCCAAACCTGCTAACCCAAGAAGTGTTATTTTAAAAAGTGTAGCATTTAATTTAGATGACGACTCTAATTTCGATATAGGAGAATTTAATATGTCAGATAACTTGCTAGAAAAGCAGTTGGAAGAAGTTCGCGCTGAACTTGTTACTGCTAAGTCTGAAAATGAGGCCATTAAAGCGAAAATCGAAGAAGCAAAAGATAAAGAGTTTGCTTCTAAGGTTGAGGCTTTTGAAGGTCAAATTCAAGAAAAAGATTCAAGCATTGCTGAACTCGAAGAAAGCATCAAAAGCACCCAAGCTCGCGTTGCAGAACTTGAGGACGCTTTAGCTAAATCTAACGAAGAATTAGCATCTGCTAAAGAACACGTAGAAGAAATGAAGAAAAAAGAGAAGATGGAAAAGCGTAAAGCTGCTCTCGTAGAAGCAGGTTTCGACGTGAATGATGTCGATGCTGCGCTCGCCGCTTTCGACGATCTTGCTGACGAAGCATTTGACTCTGTTGTTGCTATGTATGGTAAAAACAAAGAAAAGGCAAAAAAGGAAGCGGAAGCCGGTATGCCTCCCGCACTCAAGGAAGCGATTGAAAAGAAGAAAGAAAAAGATGCTAAAGCAGAAGAAGTAGAAGAAACTGAAGCTGAAGCAACTCCAGAACTTCTTGAAAATGTAGAAACTTCTGAAGCAACTCTTGTAGATGCAACTCCAGATGTTGACGAAGTAGAGTCAACCAGAGCAAGCATCTCAGATTGGCTTTCCAATAACGTACTCTCAACTAAGTAATTTTAATAGGAGATTAAACTATGGCTCTTAAAGCAGATAGATACGAAGAATCAACAGACATTAGCTTCTTCTATAACGCAGGCACCGCAACTCGCGGTGGAGTCGTTTTGTTGAACGCCGCTAATGCTTCTGGTGCAGCAATGGACCAAGGTGCTAACTTGGTAGAATATGCCGCAGCTACAACTGGTACTGTTCCTGTCGGAATCCTTCTTAACGACGTTGTTAATAAGGATCTTACTAGAACTCATCTCAATCAATACAAAGATGAAGTACAAAAAGGCGGTAAAGTTACTGTCTTGACTCGTGGTTGGGTTGTAACTAACAACATTGACGCTGTTAGTATTGTTCCGGGTGAAGTTGCTTACGCATCTGCAACCTCTGGAAACCTAACAAACGTTTCAACCTCAGGTCAAGCTGTCGGACGTTTCATGTCAGCTCAAGATGCTGATGGTTACGTTAAAGTTTACGTCAATCTTCCAAGCCTTGGTTAATAAATAAATAGGAGATATAATAATGTCATATACAGAAAGACCTAGCGAAGAGTTTATTTCAGTACTTCGCAAATGCGGTGACTCCGATATGGAAGTCGCGCTCGCAGCTCAAAGAGAATTTGCTAAGGCATTGGAACTTCCTCTTCGTAAGGGCGTTTTGATCGGCAACATTCTTGGTAATATTTTTGAAACCATCAATGTAGAACCGGGTGGAAGCACCGAATATCCTTTGGATCTTCTTGCTCCGGGACTTGAGGGTGAGCATGTTGCTTACACCAATCCGGGTCACGGTCGCGTTCCTGAGCGTGCGGTCGAGAGCGATTACGTCATGATTCCAACCTATTCAATCGCTAGCTCGATTGATTTCTTGCTTCGCTATGCTCGCGAAGCTCGTTGGGACATTACCGCTCGCGCTATGCAAGTTTTGGAAGCTGGCTTCGTCAAGAAAATGAATGACGACGGATGGCACACCCTTCTTGCTGCTGGTGTTGACCGTAACATCTTGGTTTACGACGGTGACGCAACTGCTGGTATGTTCTCTAAGAGACTTGTCAGCTTGATGCAAACTGTTATGCGTCGTAATGCCGGTGGTAATACCGGTAGTGGTGATCGTGGTCGTTTGACCGACCTTTACGTTTCGCCAGAAGCGCTTGAAGACGTTCGCAACTGGGGATTTGATCAAATTTCTGACGCTGTTAGAACTCAGATTTACAATGCCGGTGGAGATGGCGCTCCTATCACCAACATCTTTGGTGTAAATCTTCGCGATCTTGATGAGCTTGGCGAAGGCCAAGAATACCAAGCGTTCTTCGAGGATGGTCTTGGCGGGTCTGTTCAATCTAGCGATTCCGAGTTAGTTATTGGTCTTGACCAAGGTGCTAATGACAGCTTCGTAATGCCAATGAAGCAACAAGTTTCTATCCACGAAGATCCAACTCTTCACCGTCAACAGAGAGTTGGCTGGTACGGATTTGCTGAACTTGGATTCGGCGTTCTCGATAACCGCAGAATTATCCTCGGTAGCTTCTAGTTTATACATCTATCATATAGATTGTCTTGAAAGGTGGTTCAAATTGGACCGCCTTTCTTTTTGTATACACTTACATAAAATGTGTATAATAGGATGTATAATTGCATCTAGGGACTTTTTTAGGAGTTATGAAATGGCACATATGTCAGATTATCTAGAATCTGGATTACTTCACCATGTGTTTAGGGGTGAGTCTTTTCCGAAACCAACTGGTATGGCGATAGCGCTGACAAGTGGTGTACCCGTAGAATCTGGTAATGCTAAGAACTTTACGACGGGCGGTTGGCTACAGGAGCTTCCCAGTGGAGATCCGTCGCTTGGAGACACTGGCTACAGAAGAGTCAGCATGGGAGCGCCTCAAGACAGTGGTAATTCGCAGTGGAAATTTTATGTAGAAGATTTTGAGGCAGGTAGTGGTGTTATTAAAAACTGCAATCCAATTTATTTTGGCACAGCATTAACAGAGTGGGGATGGGTTTCTGGTATCGCGATCTGCGACGACTGGCAGTGGGGTTCTGGAGCGCTTATTATGCAAGCAGCACTAGACAATCCAAGATATGTTTACAAAGGAGATTCTTTAAAGTTTGACGCTGAAAAACTAAGAATTCAATTTAAGTAAGGTGTAAAACATGACAGCGCTATCTAGGTTAGAGTTCAATTCTTTTATAGTAACAACTTTACCTGACAATTCCTCAAGAGAAATTTCAGCAAGTGATTTAAGGCAGAGCTTTTTTAACCTTGCTGACTCAATAGCAAACTTTAACAAGAATATTAACTTAAACTCTAAGAATATTGGGGAGTTAAGTTCTTCTACCGTTTATGCTGGAACCAGCACATTTTCCCGCAAAGGTGTAAATGGCTTCAGTACATCTGAAAATACGGCTATTGGCTACTCTTCTTTGGAGCTTAGTTATACAACAAAGGGTAATACCGCTCTAGGTGCGCACACCCTCTCTTGCTTGTCTCTAGGTAATGATAACGCTGCCCTTGGTGTTAACGCTCTTGGTGGATTAACCACAGGTTCTGGAAATGTCGGTTTAGGCAATTATACACTCCTAAAAAATAAAACTGGCAATTTCAATATCGCAATTGGCTATGGCGCTGGGTATTTGTCTGGAAGAAATGAAGATTTCAAATTTTATGTTGGTTCTTATCCAGACGCCAGTGGTGATTGTGACACTACATTAGATTCTATAAATAAGTCGCCCTTATTATACGGAGATTTAAAAACTCTGCAATTGGCAATAGGAGCGTCTGGGTTTAGGGGTGATGAAAAATTATCTGTTTCTGGAAATATACTACCATACGAATCTGGGGTCGGATTTAGCTTAGGTTCTGGTGAATACAGATGGGATATATATGCCCAAGATCTATATATTAGTGGCAACATAACATCCAGTCAAGAATTCTATAATATATATTTTTCAGACGGAGCAACCGCTTCAGATTTAATTAGTAACGGCGAAACGGTATTTATAAGCGGTGTTAGCGGTATTGGTTCATCTTATGACGCTTCTTCTAATTTAATAAGCATATCTGCACACCCCATATCTGGATATTTAAACCAAGAGATAAATTTACTATCCGGTTTAGCTCCGGCTTTTGGTGGTACTGGTGGGCTTATTTGGAACGTTAGCGGCTGGGCAAAACAATACGCTGATGGCGTTGGGATTAGCGCTGGAGCTTATACTCACTGGAATATTAGAGATGAGTCTGATGTTGGTGAAAATATTACTGACCCGTCAACAGCAAATAATACTGTACGATTTCATGGTGCAACTGGTATTCAAACGTCATATGACGCTGCCCTAAACAGGATGTATATAAATGCCTCACCTTTATCGGGTGTTCTCAAAAGCTTTATTAATACAACGAGTGGAAATCTATTCGACACAATAAACGCAAGCGGCGCAAGCGTTAGTGGCTGGGCTTCCAAGACAATAGCTAACACTGGCTCATTACTAAACGGTAGAATATTAAATACCGGAACAGCTCTTATAAATAAAATAGATGCAAGCGGAAGCGCTATAAGCGGTTGGGCAGATTATAACATATTTAATGAAAATGGTTATCTTGGCCTCGTTAGCGGATGGGCGACAAACACTTTTGCAATATCCACGCCGGGTGGTTCATACACACACTGGGTAATATCAGACGAAGATAGCAATAGCTCTAATATTATACAGGGGTATGGCGACGTTGTATTCGGTGGTGTTAGTGGAATAAAAACAAATTGGGACGGCACTAATTTAAATATTAGCGCACAACCCATTTCTGGTTGGGCTGAATACGAAATCAACGAAATAACCAAGACAAACGGTGTAATAGATCAAAAACTCGCCCCGTATACACTTACTAGCGTGCTTAATGCATTATCCAATAGTATTTATGGTGGGGGTTCTATATCTGCCGCTCAAAGTCTCAGTGGTATATTAAATCAAACTACAATTAATTCGGGTAATCAAGTTTTATCCGTTATGAATTCTAGCGGAAACGCTATTAGTGGATTTGCAGACTACAATATATTTAATCCCGATGGTTACGTTGGTCTCGTTAGTGGTTACAACGTGTCGTACACTGATAGTGAGATTTCTAAATTAGTTTTAGAAATTGATTCAGATGCATATTTACACTGGAAATTAAAAGACTCTCTTGGTAATGGTGTAAATGTTGCAGGTCAAAACATAGTAACATTTAATGGTAATAAGGGTATTAGCACTTCTTATTCAACCGCTGGCATCAATCACGGAATAACCATATCAGCAGAGGGGATTTCTGGCTGGGCTAGACACACAATTGCATCTTCCGGCGCTTCTGTTAGCGGCTGGGCGCAGAAAACAATAAATGCTAGCGGTCAACGATTAGTTAATCTTTATTCTGCAAAAGTAGATGCTAGTGGAGCCGCGATAAGCGGTTGGGCAAATTATAACATTTTTGATCCAAACGGCTACGTTGGACTTGTTAGCGGTTGGGCAACTGAAACATTCAATGTAGCAACTCCGGGTGGCTCATATACCCATTGGACCATATCTGATGGAGTCAACACCGACAACATCCTACAGGGTGATCCAGATGTTATATTCGGCGGTATTAGTGGCATTAAGACTAACTATAGGAGCGATACCGGAACGCTAGAAATATCTGCTCATCCGTTGTCTGGATGGGTCAAGGGATATGTTAACGGAGACTTTTACGACTCTGTAAAAGCCAACTCTGAGTTAAACGGTGAGCTTGACAGGGTAGAATTATATGCCAGTGGATTGGCAGTTAGCGGCTATGCTAGAGAGACAATTTGGAATTCTGGAAATAAAGCTTACCAAGATGCTTTATATCAAACCAATCTCATCTCTGGTTGGCAGCCCGGATATCTGGTTTATAATGTTAGCGGATACCTTCAAGACGCACTATCAACTAGCGCTGGTAGCGGCTTAGTAAAACTTAATAATGGCGAGTTTAACACCGCAGGCACCGGCAACTTTGATAATATTATATTAAATAAATTCAATAGTTCTAGTGGTCAGATAGTTGCCAATAGTGGGTCATATCACGACATTGTAAACACTAGTGGGTATCTAGTACTTCCTACTTACGAGGAATTTGAAGATCTAAAAACTTTAAGTAGAATTAGCGCTAATGCTGGAAATGGCGTTGCGGCATTTGCTGGTGGTCATCTTAGAGTTTCTGACGGCTCTAGCTGGAGTAGACCTCCGGTTGTCGAGGGCTTCATGTTTGAAGATTTAGACGCTCCTTCTGACTACAGCACCCCTACGAGCGGTAGGATTGTCACCAGAAATGAAAATTTCCAAGCGTCAGACATTTATTACGTAACAAATAGAGATCATACTTTTGCTGCGAGTGGTGGCTACTTCCTAATGGCGATGCTCGTTAATAATGAATATAGGCCGGTATGGAGTACATGTTCTGGGTGTAATTCTTAGGGGGTTAAAATGGGCAGAGCTAATTGTTGTAATATATGCACACCCCCTCCAGAGTCTTGTGTTCTTGGTGCTTGCTGTCATGATTCTGATGGCGATAACATAGAAATTACCTGTGAGGAAAATGTAACAGAATCTTACTGTTTAGTCAAACCTAACTCGGTATTTAATGCGCATGGGATTTGCGGAGAGAAGATTGCCTGCGATGGTTATTATGTTCCTAAAATCAGCCGTTTAGGAGCGAATTCTTTTATCGTTATCAAGTCGGATGGTTCTGTTGCAACTTGGTTGACACATAGCCAAACTCACATTAATTACATCGACAAAAGCTTAATGGTATCTAGTCAAAACGCTCAAAGAATACAGCCAAAGCCTTTTGGTGATAACGGTGCTGTTAAAATATACTCCAATAATGTTAATTTCTGCGCAGTTCAAAAGAAAGACGGATCGTATGTTGCTTGGGGCGCAAGTATCAATTCTCAAACCGCAACATTAATAGAAGCAGATCTTCTAAATTGCAGAAAAATAGTATCTTCATTTTCTCATTTATGTATTTTAAAAGAAGATAAAACTATATCCATGCATTATATTGGGAATACATCTCCTCCATCCCTTCCAATTATACCATCAAATCTTGAAGCCCTACTTGTCCATGTGAAAGATGTATTCTGTCCAGAAATCACGACTAAGAATCAATATGAAAATAAGTTCTGCTTTCAGCTTGAAAATGACGATTGTTATACAATAGGTGTATATGACCACCTCTATGACTGTAATAGAGATGGATCTGTTTCTTCGGTGGATTTAAATCAAATAACAAATCACATCAATACCGCTTCGTATTATAACAATGTATACGACATAAATACCAACGGCTCTGTAACAGCAAGTGATCAACTCGCCCTATCAAACTATATAGGTACATATGGAAGCTTCAGTTCTGCTACAGAAAATGGCGAACAAAGACCCATATCTAATGTGAGCGGTGTTTTTGTCGGCGCTAATAATTTTCATTTTATAAAACACAATGGTTCATTCTACTCAACTCTTAATACAGGAGCGAACCAAGACGAGTTAACAAGTGTAAAAGAGTTAGCGTTTACAGACAAAGCCGTATGCGCTCTAAATCATGATGGAACAGTCGTTGCTTGGGGTTTAACTTCTCATGGTGGCTTAATACCATCAGATCTTAAACAAGAGTTAAATAATCTACCTTCTTGCTACCCTAGAAAGCTTGCATCTACCAATGCTGCGTTTTGTGTCGTGGTCGCCAATCCCGGCTATCCTTATAGCGAAGATTGTCCAAGTCCCACGCAGATATCAACTTCAAACGGACTTTTTACTTGGGGTGAACCACTAGCTGGAGGAAGTACGGAAACTGTATTTACTGGAAATCCATATTCGGACCCATATGTATCTAGTAATGGTAGATATGAATTACCAATATGGAATGTAACACCAGACGTTTCGATTATTGGTGGCAACGATATATTCATACTCAATGGTGAACTTACTTGGGGTATTCGCTACAATATATATTATTATTCTGACCCGTATGGACC